ATATTGTAGGAATTTATAACGGACGCGAAAGTATAATAGACTTCAAGCAAACCAACAAGCCAAAACGTAGAGAATGGATAGAGGATTATTTTATTCAATTAGGAGCCTATGCAATGGCCCATAACTTCATCTATGACACCAAGATACAGTCTGGAATCATTCTAATGTGTTCTAAAGATAAATTTTTTCAGAAGTTTGAAGTGTCGGGTAAGGAATTTGTCGGCTATCAACACGCATTCCTTCGTAAAGTGGATGAGTATTATAGGAATTGTAACCAGAATAAAGAGGCAAAAAGATACAAAAACGAAGAGATAAGCAAGGAAATTAGCCATTAATTGCATTTTATCCCTTGTATACTGTTATTTCAATAAATAAAAATATTTTTTTTATTTTATTTTAAAAGTGGTTACAATTGGTACAAAAGTTATTCTTGTTGTATACCAACACTTATTCGCTCAAAATTGTATCTTTTAGTAGGATACAATTGGTTACAAAAGATACAATTGTTCAAAAAGCTAGCAATACCAACAACTTAAGGGACGCGCGCATATGATTCATTATTCTATATTTCTATTTTATAAGGGGGAGGGTATACAGTAGTATGTTCAGGAAGAAATCAAAATATAAACACGTCGCCATCAATAAGAAGAAGTATTACTTCTATAAAATCTCATGGCTGGATATCACAGCGGACGGTGGACACGCTACTAGGGAAGAGTTTGATAAGTTTGAATGCTCTAAGATGGTATCATTTGCGTATGTGTATAAGAGAACTAAAAAGTTTTTATGGACGTTTGCTAGTTATGATCAGACAGACGAAGTCTTTTCAGATAGAAATGTATTTCCAATTAAATGTATTACCAAGATGGAGAAGTTGAATGTATGACGATGCGTGGGGAGATCTTGACTGGTTAAGCGAAGAAAAGTATAACGTATTGAAGGAGAAATATAATAATATGCCAAAGAAAAAGAAAAAAGCTAAGAAGAAAAAGAAAAAAGCTAAAGCTAAAAAGAAAAAGAAAAGATAGTTAAGATGTGGAATCCTGATCAGATGTTTGTTGTGGCAATGATAATTTTTTTTGTTGCGATGTTTTACTTTTTGACATTGATCCCGCACTAGCTTCATCTAAGAATTGCTTGGCTTTCGCCATTCTCTCGTTCCTCTCTCTGATTTTCTTCATCTTCTCAAAGAGTTGAGCGAGATTCATGTCGTCAATGTTACCGTGTCTTACAATTTTTTGATCAATATAATAGCCACCAACTTTACCTCGCGCTATTTCAGTAGTAGCTGCGGCTGCTAGATTCCTGCTATCTTTTTTAGCCATATCCCTAATCTTTCCAAGCTCCTCTAAATGAGCTTCATAACTAATGCCATATTTTTGCCTTACTTCATCTCTGAGATTGCTGATGTGAGCACACACGAGAGGATATCTTTTGGGATCAGTTAAACGAGTTGCGTAGACGGATGCTCCATTCGCAGTATCAGAAAAGCCGGCAAGTCTCGCCGCTTCACTTTTTGTAATTGGATTTCCTTCGACACCATAGACTAAGAGAGTTGCAAATTTTAATTGCTGAGGTGTCAGTTGTTTATTGGGGCCGGGAGTTCGTTTCTCATCCATAATATTTGACAATATACAATAGATATTTTATAAGCGCAACAGAATGGCGATTACAGGAAAGATTCTAGATCACGTAATGAAGAAGTTCATGAAGGCTGAGGTTGCTCAGAACGCGAGAGTCCAAGTGGAATTACCAAACGGTGAGATATACGATATGACTGAGGTCTTGCTACTTGAGAACGCGATCTTGGGTGATAGTGAAACCCACAGATTAGTTTTTCGGTGTAAGAAATCTCCATATAATATTGGAAAAATCATCGGTAAATTATAACATTGTCTTAGACGGGTTAGACCACCTATGACAGAACGAGAACTTTGGAAAAAATTAAAAAATGAGTCTAAGAGAATTACGTGGACAAGGCTGGAAAATTGGGCTTTATTCGGCACTCCTGATCTTTTGGGGTACGCTCCTAGTGGGAACTTTTTCACTGTTGAATTAAAGGTTACCAGTCTAAAAAAGTCTAATTTGGTAAGGTTCTCTCCTCACCAAATATCTTTTCATATTAAGCATAATAAAAATACTTTTGTCCTGGTAGCTTGTGCCCTGGACCAGCTTGTACGCTTGTACCCTGGCTCCAGAATCCGGGAGCTTGCAGCCTCAGGCTTGAGGCTTGAGCCCTTGGCTTGTGGCCTCGATTCCTGTGTAGATCTGCTAGAAAAAATTTAGTGAATCTTGTATTGAATTTCTTTGACATCTTTATTCCAGCACGCGCGACAGCTGCCGCAGTTGTTGCCCTGCTCAGGCGCCGGGCACACGTGGCCAGCTCTGGGCACAGTCACCACGGTTGACCAGTGGTCCCAGGCCCTGCCGGGCTTGGTGTCATTTTTCGCGTTGCTTAATCTTATTATTAAATTTTTGGGAATGCTTGAACCCTCAAGCGGCAGGTACTGTCTCTCTTGTGTCGGCAGCCAGTGCATGGTGTCTGGCGTCGCTTCGCATACTTTGAATATTTGTGTGAGGTGCCAGGCGCTCTGGATGTCTCCTGAGTCGTGCCACCTAAAAAATTTTTTTCCTTTAATTAATACAGCCATTGCCTGAACCCATTGTGGATGAGTCAAGGCCCCCAGACGGCGTGATAGCGCGTCTCTAACATTTGGAAAATTATATCGGCCCTTGAAGGCGTAGCAGCCCCAGCATGGTGTGCCCGGGATCTTGCGCAGCTTAGCTCCTGTCTGGCATGCGGCAGCCGGCAGGTTATACGAGCCCTCAGGCATTTTGCCTGGCGCGCTCAATCCTCCGGTGATTCTGGTTGCTTCTTTTTTATTCACTTCTATGTCTCTTATAATATCCTATAAGCTTGTCGCTTGTCAACCTGAGCTGCTTGAACCCTGATTCTTTATGGGAGGGCCCACCCGCTTGGGAGCTTGCAGCCTTATTCTTTTTTCTATTTTCTTTTATTTTTTTTCTGGTGTTTCGGAAGCGCTCTGCAGCGCTTCCGGTATTCCATTTAATTGTTTTAAACATTAGGCTGGCTGTCCAGTCACCCGGTGCCAGGTCCCCTGACGAAGTACTTCAACAATGTCTGTAGCCCAGACGCTGCCGCCTTCATCAAACATCCCAATTTGTGAACCATTGGACCAGATCAGGATGGTCTTTTTTAATCCGCGTCCCTGCTTCGGGGACTCTAAGAGCTTGCCGTCGATGGGCTGGCCCAGCTGCTTAGATCTTATTTGATCATTTTTTTTCAGGTCTCCATATGAGATGGTCCCTGCCTTCACTGTCATTATTTGCATATGTATCCTTCCTGTTAAGATCCCACTATATCCCAGAGCCCAGATGCTGTCAACCTTATTTTTACTCGCGTATAAAGTGATTGACTTAACCCATAAAATCCTATACACTTGGCCGGTGGTTGGGGATGGCGGCTAATATATACTGGGAGGGCCCACCCTAATGGGAGGGCCCACCCGCTTGAAACCTAATTGGATTTGCGTGCGCGCGCGCTTGAGGACTCATTATTATGTTTTATTTTTTTTTTAGAAGTGGTCAAGCGAGTAGAACACCCTGGAATACGTCTACTTTCGCTAGCTGAGTAAATCGCTTGACCCCGGACCACACATTAGTTGTACACTGGCTTGCAGTGCCTTGCGTGCGTATCCTGCTTTGAGATCTCACTAGGCTAAACCTGTGTGATCCGGGCTCAAGCGCTTGGAGCCTAAATATCAAATAGAAATAATATTGCCAATCCAATGAAAAATAACATTGGATAGAAAAAAATACTATCTACAACCAAAAGATCACCCCGAGGGCAAAAGCTATGGCAAAAATATTCAATGCCCATAGCCAAGGTGGAAATACATTCCAACCCTCTTTAAAAAATTCTCTTAATGGCTTTCCATAAATTATCATACATTCTTTCTGTGGCTTATAACTGTGCATATAGTCAACCAATTATAAGCCAACTCTAATTGTTATTAATAGTTTTTATTCATATTAATTTACAAATCCCATTTAATCCTATTGACTATTGATGTCAAGAGGTTTATAACTTTATTTTTAACTTAATAGAAAGGAAAAAAGTTATGGCTAGAATAAGACTAAACTCCGAGTACAGAAATAAAATCGGAACTCGTATGCGTGTTCATATTGAACAAGAACATACGCAAGAAAGAGAGGCTTTTGACCAGTTACGTGAACGTATGAAACCTCTTCAAGACCAAACGTGGAAACTTGCTGAAAGTATAGTTAGACGACACTACACACCTAAAGATGTTGAAATGGCATATCATCTACAAAACAAGTTTCAAAATGTGGACACTATTGCGAAAGATAGTTGTTTCCATTTTGGTTATCAAGGTCAAGAGGAAAGTCGTGATGAAAATGACAAACCAATAATGAAAGACAAATACATTGAACGTCATTTTGATTTTAAACTCAATGGAAATATCAATGGTAGTGAAAATAGTAGGCAAAGTGATTTTGCTAATGCTATGTATCGTGATGAACTTAAAAATAGAGAGGGTTGTAATCCGGATATAAACATTGAACAAAAAGACAAACCCTCAAATCCATATTGGACTAAAGTTGATGACGCAAACGAAAAATATCTTGGCTTAAATGGTGGGAGTGGAAATGAAACCTCTTTTGCTAAAGAGTGGAACAATGATTATGTTCTTGATTTAATTGGTCGTGAATATTGTCGTGATAGATCAATCGGTTGTACCAAAGAAGAGTTTGATACTTTGATGATATGGCAAGAGGCAAAAG